ATCAACACCATCAAAAATTCCGGTTTTCATAATGACATTAGGAGTATTTTCAAGTTCTTTGGCCACCGCTTTTTCAATTCTTTGTTGTTGTATATCAAGTTTGATTTCTTCATCAGAGAATCCAAGAATATTCTTTTTCGCCCATGATTGTGAAACAGGTGCAATACCATCAATAGCTCCAACCGCATCTTTATATAGCGTAATTTTTTCTTTCCAAACTTCCACTTTCAATAGATCCGCTTGGCTAGATGGATTATTTAAAGTGAGAACAAAGTTTGATAATTCATCTTCAAAACCTAATAAAAATAAATGTATAATGGCTATTTTATTTAACTCCGCCAACATATTTTTTTGGATTCTGTTGATAGTTCTTGCAAACCTGATATCCTGTAAAGATAAATTTTTACCTTCTCCAGTGACTTCTTCAAACCCTAAGAAAGCTTTTGGAACTCTCAAAGCGGTTAATAATTTCTTTTGAATGTATTCAATATCTGCTATCTCAGATAGATTGGTACCTCCTGGTAAAGTTTCAATTGGCATAGTTTGTGCGGGGTCTCTAACCGGAATAAAATAATCCTGATCCACCGCCATTTGATTAAATCTCAAATCAACATTACCTGTTTTGTGATCCACAACCTGATCTCTTTTGAATTTGTTTGCAACACGTTGTACGTATTGTTCAACGTCTTTATCATCCATATTACCAACAAAAACCTTAAATACCCTTCTTTCAGGTGCTCTTGAGGTTCTGTAAATTAACATAGCATCTTCTGACAAAAGGAGCTGTTTCCAAATTCTTCTTGCCTTTTCCAACATAGAAGTTCCGTAAGGTAATTTTCTATCATCACCGAGTAATCTAAAGTGTGCTATCTCCCAAGTATTAAATTCTAAATCTCTATTTTTCCAATGAAACTTCAACGCTTTTTGTTCTGAATCACCACTATCCAAAGTTGATTTACCCTTCATACTTCTTTCAACTCTTTCAATTTCAATATTAGGAAGTTGCAAACAACCAACAACACCTTTCTCAGGGTCCAATTTTAGGTACACAAAATTGTCACCATATTTACAAGTATTTCTTGTCCACATTACAAGATTAGTATTGATATCAAGTGCATTATTAAACAAGTCCGCTAACACCGATTTAATTCTTTTTGATTCAGAATAAATTTGTAAGACATAACCATTCTGACTTGTTGTAGTTGATTCTTCAGCATATATATCTAACGCGGCAGATATCTCCGGTGTGTATTCCATGGATTCATAATCATAATACGAAGCCAAACGTGTCGGTTCAAAATAAACTCCTTGAACATAAAGATTATTTTCTATTTTTGTCCACTGATTGGCAAGATATACAGTCTGTTGAGCCTGTAATTTTTGTTTCTCGTACTCTTGTTTATTTGTGGTTTTGAGTAATTCTTTTTTATCATACCTGAACGTAGGATAATCTTGACTCAAAAGGGAATTTGGGCCAAAAGCGGTTGATAGCCTTTGCCAAATTGTCATATTTTTATTATTTTGTTCCATTCTATAAATTTAATATATCCTTTTTTTTAATAAATACTATCTCCTTCCACCAAATAACCACCCGTAAGTTTCATAATCTTTTCTAGTGGGTTCATTCATTCTTTGATTTCCCATGATAGGTCCGGCAGGTAATACAGGGTTGAATGATATTTGCTTACTACTATTTTCATTTGAATTTACTGTCCATGATTCAATCATGGCCTTTGTTTGTTCTCCAACTTTTTTGAGTTGTGAAAATGAGTTTTCACCAACATAAACAGCCATAGATATTCCCATAATCAGGTCATCGTGATGTCCTTTTTGATGGTCTGGTCTTCCGTTTATGTAAATGAAGGTGTTCATTTCATTAAACAATCTTTGACTATAAATTTTAAACCCGTGTCTGATTGCCTCTTCAAAAGCCGCAATAATCTGAACTCTTTTATTGTTGAAGTTTATGCCTGGTATTTTTTCAAGTAATTTCGCGTTGTATTTCCAAGGATTATTTGCTTCAATATTATCCACGTATAAATTCTTATACCCCATCTCTTGAAGTTTCCTTGCACTTGACACACCCATACCTCCGGTGATATCAATAACTATGAACGCGTTATACATCATTCCCCATTTATAAGCAATCTCGGCGGCAACATCCGGGGGAACCTTACCAAGGTATTCAAGGACCTGTTCTCTCTCGTCAAAATCAATTATAATGATAGATGTAAAATCCTCAGAATCTCCTCTTGATACGTCCATACCAAGAATATACTTATGATCAGCTTTCGGTTCTTTCCACATCCATAATGACCCACCCATCATTTTATTTTCAGGATCTTTGATGAAGTTTTGATGAATACTTTGCATTAATTTTGCATCAAATACATTATCACCGGATCCCAAAAAATTACACTCCAATTCCTGAGATACTTTACGTTTGTCAAACTTTAATTTTTTAACCATCCCTTCAAACCATGTTGAAGTAGGTTTATATCCATCCGCAATCTTCTGTTTTATCTCATCAAAATTCCTTTGTGTAAAACTCAGATGAGAATAATCTATAGTATCAATATTTTTATAATCTTCTCTATTCAATAGATAATGAATTAAATCGTCAACTTTGAGAAGTCTCAAATCTTTGGTATATCTTGGATCTTTAAACCAATACATCTCAGAAATTTTGAATTCATTCATAGATCTCAAGGCTTGATCGTATATCTCGTAATATATGGGGTCAAATCCATTAGGTGTTGAAATAACTATAACTTTACCACCGGTAGAAAGAGAGGCCATACAAGCCGCCCAGAAATCACTATCAGCCTCAATATACGCGGCCTCGTCAAATATCAGTATTGTTGGTGTATATCCACGAAGGGCATCTTTTGAGGTTGCTACCGCTTTAACTTCACAACCATTGTTCAATTTATAATGTCTCTGAGAATCCTTTTCTTTTGAAAAAGCGATACCAGTCCATTTCGGCCATTGTTCTGTAAATGAACGAACCTTATTTGCCATTTCAATTGCGGTATCTAACTTATTTGCAATTATTAGAATTTTTTCCGGTTTTTTCTTTTGTGCAAAAGCAATCTTTTTGGATATCCAAGCCGCGGTTACTGTAGATACTCCCGCTTGACGATATTTCAAAGCGATGTTTTCATTATACTTTTCATAATCCTCTAACAACGATTCCTGATCCGGAAAAAGTTCCAAAGGAACATATTGGGATACGGTATTATCGTATGTTTGTAAGTAAGTTTTTAACGCATATGGAGTATTTTTTACACACTTTGAATACTCCACAATTAATTGTTCTTTTGTTAGCCCCATATGTTATAAATATCAAAACCCCTCAAAAATGAGGGGTTTAATTGTTTTTTAAAAGATTATAGTTATTTAGGTCTACTGATACCTAATTTAGATAAGAATCCTAAATCATCATCATCGTCATCATCCGGACCTTCATCCTCGCCGTCAGTCGTGGTTAAACCACCCTCTTCATCATCATATTCACCTGTTGCCTGATCGTACTCTTGTTGTTTTAGTTCCGAAACAATTGTGTCAACTAAATCTTTTATAAATTTAGAACCTCTTGATTCTCCCGCTAAAACTGATTTAGAAATGTCTAAAAACTCTTCGGCTGTCAACATAGAAAATCTTGAAATAAGATAATTCCTAATCATTTTCTGATCATCTTCAAACAATTTGTCAGGAAACGCTTCCAAAAATTTTTCCCAAAAAATAGGACCAAGTCTAATATCCCAAATTTCAGCAGGTAACGTATCTTCTGATCCAAGAACCATTTCAGATTGTCTTGGATCGTCAGGTAATCCGTGCGATGCTAAAATATCATAAACACCTTTTAATAACTCATGAACTAATATAGGAAAACTAGAACCTTTCGCTCTTACTGTCGGGGGGTCGGTTTGTAAATCAACTTCTTCTTGTCCGGCTTGACCTTGACCAGATGAAGCCATTTGTTGAACCATATCTTCCGGATATAACCAATAAAGATAATCAAGAGTTGACATAGAAAGACCATATAAATTACTGAGTTGTGGACTTATCGTATCTAATTCAGACCTTACTAACTCAAACATATAGTGTCCTTTTTTAGCCGCACCTTGAATGAGTGAATTCATGAATCTTCTTTTTGCCTTCTCCATATTAAATTTCTCAAAGGCGTCAACAAAATCTTCTAATTCACTAGTGTTTTCTTCAAAAGCATCCTTAATCTCTTCGTCCGTATATTCTTCGGCTTCACCTTGCATATCTCTAGCGGCTCTTAATGACCCCATAGGAACCAATTCCGCTTCAAAATTAATCTTTCCCTCAGGAATACCCATTTCTTGACGTACAAGTTCAACTGCTAATCTTTCAAGATAATCTTTGTTTCTCATCTCAATCATAGCAATATTTTGCATCATACCCATTGCACTCATCATCAAATTTTGAAACGCGTTTCTACCTCTCAAAGCTTGAGTGCTTCCGGCATATCTAGCAAACTTTTCTACAACATCCTTGAATCTTTTAGATGAAACAATTTGGTCAAAATTTTTGGGCCCTTCAGGCATTGCGGGATGTTTAGAATATGGAGTTTCACCTCTTTCTACTTTTCTTTGAATACTTGGATCAGGTCTAATGTCTCCGGGTAAATCTCCGAACTCCATTTGTTCTCTTGTGATTATTTTTTTCATTATTTTTTAAATTTAATTCCTAAGCTATTAAATGTTAACCAGCTTGGTAATTTTCTTCCAGCTTTTGGTTTTGGTTGTTTACTTGGAGAAGGTTTAAAAGGGTCATGTGGTTTTTCTCTCGGTGGAGTTTTAGTTCCAGGTTTGGTAGTTGGAGATGTTTTAGGTTTAGCCGGGGCATCCATTACCGCTTCATTACTTTCTTCTTTTTTTGCCTTTGGTTTTGGTTGTTTACTTGGAGAAGGTTTAAAAGGATCATGTGGTTTTTCCTTTGGGGGGGTTTTTGTGCCGGGTTTTGTTTTAGGTTTAGTTTTGGTATCAGATTCTTTATTTTCAGTCTTAACACCGAAAGAGGCTATTTTACCAATAGGTTTTTTTATTTGTTTTTTCTTAGCTTCCAACAATCTGACTAAATCTCCTTTTGTAATTTTCGGACTTAAATTTGTTTCAAGTAAAGATACGATTTTTCTTTCTAAAATGATATCAAAATAATTTTTTCCTTCTTTTAAAGATTCTCCAACCTCAGCCTTACAAGCTTCATATTTTTTTTCTTGAGAAGGTGTCCATTGACTTCTTTTAGTCGTTCCGAATTTTTTTCCTAATTCTGCAGTACAAATTGCAAAAGGATTATTTTTTGTTCTTTTACCTGATTCTTTAACTTCTGAATTATTCAACTCCAAAGTATTAGAATCAATAACTTTGATGGACCCCGCTTTATTAGTTGGTATAACGTCACCCGGTTTGAGTGCTGTCACCACCTTTTCTGTTGTTGATTTTGTTGTGACTTGAGCTTCATTTGCATTTATTTTTTTATTTTTTTTGATCAAACTCTTATGGAGTTGACCTAAATCTGATTCGCTTAAACGCAACAAAGTATTTGGTTTTAATCCAAATTTTATAAGATCTGCAAACTTATTTGTTTTCATATACTTCTGTTTTTTCAAATTGGAGAATTAAATCTCTCTCATACAATTTATCTTTGATTTCCTTTTCTGTTTGACCAAACCTGAATGTTAACCTTTTTACATTTGAAAAATCAATTTCTTCAGTTTCTTTTTCCCAAGCTAATGATATAACATCATCCATACTATCTATAAAACTAAAAAAATCCGAATTCTGAATCAAGTCAAGTTCAATATTTGTGTTTTTCAATATCCCTACCTTAGATATAAACTCTAATTTAGGTGGTTTTGGGTATCCTGAAGATGGTTTAGAATTCCACGTTTCATCCCAAATATTTTTGGTAGTATCTGAAAATATAAATTCGTAAATGTTATCCCCTTTGTAATTAGGACCTAAACTATTCACAAATATTAAATAATTCATATTACCTGTCCTTTTGGTGTAATTTTAAATTGTTTAAGATTACTATTTTCAAATACTAAATTTTTCTTATTAGACTTACCAACAAATTTTAGTTTAGGGAACTTTTCCATTAATCTTCTAGCCGAAACCTCTTGTAAAACAGATTCGGATAATCTTTTGATTTCATTGTTCAAGATACTTTTTCTTTTATTATTTTGCTCCCTTCTATTTTCACTAATAATCTTATTGAACTTTTTTTCAGATTTTGTTTCCACAAAATATTTTTCCAAAATATCACCTACTTTGTGTTCAAGAAACATCCCGTCAGCAATTGTTTTCAAATGAGTTACATCTACGTCATCATCCTCTTCTTTAAATTCATGAGGTGTTAAACTATTAGTAATTTTCTTTGAGACCATATTAGCCGCAGTGTTTCCCCAAAAATCACCACTTTCTTTCATTTCATGATAACCTTCCGTTGGTTCTTCAGGTTGATTTCCCATACCTTCCTCATCACCCATACCTTCCTCATCACCCATACCCATATTTTCTTCTTCAGGAGGTGCTTCACCATCTATATTACCTTCTTCTTCACCTTCTATTTTGGTTATAATTTGTTCCTTATCGTCTTCATCAAGATTTTCTAATTCAAGTGCGGATAAAATAGAGTTTATAACGTATTTAACATCTTTTGAAGAAAGTTGATTTTCCTCATCTGAATTTATAGTTCTCAGTTTTTGACCTAATCTACCTACAAGTTTTTGGATACTTTTAAAAGTCACAACTTCTTCTTGATCAGGTGATGATTCGTCTCCACCTTCATCCGGCATTGATTGATCTCCTCCTTCCTCTTCTTCAGGT